CGCGCCCTGTGCGTTGAGCTAACCGACTGCCTTGAAAAAGCCGACTGGCCGCATCAATACAAAGTCGTGTTCCAGCAGTGGATTGACATTGCCCGCGCTGCCTTGGCTGAATCAGATGGACCGGCTGTGTCCGATGACAGGGAACCGGCCTCTGTCACTGACACAATAACTCATCAGCTTCACCGTCGAGCACTGGAGCAACTTGATGACTAACACAGACAAGTTTTTGTCGTTTGCCATCTGGGTTTGCATTTTAGGTTTTATTGGTTATCAGCTTTTTCAAGAAGCGAACATGGGCCGGCAGTGCAACAAAGACGGTGGGGTAGTTGTTATCGCATCGAACCTTACTGGTGTTTGTATCCGCCGCGCTCTTGAATCCCTGCCCGAGTAGTCAACATCACTACCACTGCTATGCCCGTTACAACCATCAAGCGCTGCCAATCTGATTCTGATTGGTGGTACACCGTCGAAGACTGCAATGTCGAATGCGACCCAGAAGCCGGCACAGGACTAACAATCACGTATTTTGACGAACAGTGCAAACAAGGTAAACAGTTGTTCACCGTGAACAGGGAAGATGCCTTGCTTATTCGCGACGCACTAAATCAGCTTTATCCGCCCTCTTAGTCCGATCATCCTCTGTTCCCATGACTGACATCCTTGATGACTCCTACGAAAGCGACCTCACCGAAGAGGAAAGCACACAACTTCTGATGCTATGCGGACACGCCATTGGACCGCCGCTTTCACTTATTGACGAGTGCCTCGTGGCCTATTGGAACAACGAGCGCTTTGGTAACTCTCTGATCGACGCTCCAGAGCGTATGCAAGCGGTGTTTGACGTGCTGGCTGAGTGGTGTGATCAGCTCTGCTATTCAGACACCGCTGAGAGGCTTAGAGAGGCCTCTGGTAAGGTTGATGGTTAACCTTCAGACCAAGGAAAGCCACTGTTTGATTCATCATCGTCATACAACGATTCAAGTTCTCCCTCTTCGTTGAGGAACATACAACGGCTTTCCTTGATCTTTTGGTAATCACTTTCCAACAGATCAGCAAATGCACCGACTAACGATTGGCACAGCCCTGCTTCTACTACTGACTTATGAAGGACGGCTTGTGCCTCAGCAACAGCAACAACTTTCTCTGCGTCGTCCATCCATACCAACTCTCGTTCATCATCCTCTTCAGAGTCCAGAAACTCCAACGCGTGATTGGCTCGACCCTGAAGGATCTTCATTCGTGCCATCAAAAGAGGTACATACTGACTTGCCACTTGCTTGAGTGGTGCGTAGAACTTCTCCTTGGCGTTAGCTGGGACTAGCATCTTGACGGCCATAAAGGGCGCTGTAAGCAATTTAAGACAAATTTACACAGTGCCCCGTGGCTAGACCCGTGGCCGTGATAGTAGTTAAACCCGAACATCTGTACTACTCTCTTGGTCTACTTGCTATTGCGACTCATTCTCAATAAACAGAGTAGTTATAACGTACTACTGCACTATGACCATATAACGATACTGTTATGTCATAGATATAAAGAAAGGGCCCCTATTTAAGAGGCCCGAAGTAAACTTAGAACAGTGATAAATACAGGGAGAAAGAATAGGAATAGGTAGAAGAGAAACCTAGGAAATTGATACATTAGTCGTTACGATTCTCTACTACATTCCACAGAGTCATACCTAGATACGACATACCAGCGTTAACTAAAGCAGTAGCAAAGTCGTCAGGATCTTCTATTGTTTGACCCTCAACTAATTGCAGTCTTGAGGTGTAGCCATAAGCCTCGCAAGCTTCATCAACCCAGTGAAGAACACAGTCTTGGTTGTACTCATAGAAGTTGAGAAGATCTTTCGTGTAGCACATATCAATATTTACGAAATCTGATGTTTCATAATTACAAAGGTCTTCAGGATTGTCGTTATATCGATCAATAAGCCATTCAACGCAGCTATCGTTTACCCAATCAAAAGCTTCATCGATAATATATTTCAGAGTGTCATATTGACACTGTTCTGTTTCTCGTTCGCAGAGATTGCGGTAGATATCTTTAGCGTTATCGCTTAATGATTTCCAACCAGTAAACAAAGCTCCAGGATCAAACCTCATACGAGATATTTGAGATAGCTTTGCGTACCCATCACTACCCTGGCCAGAGTGAAACTCACTCCAAAACAGGTGATGAGCAGAAACAATGTCGAAACGGTCAAAGATTGCGGGAATCATTATCGGAAAGGTTGGAAGGATTAAGTTCAGAATCGTTAGCTAGTTCTTCTAGTTCTTGCTGATCTTCATAAGCCCAGAGCTGACGCAATAGCCAGGAGTCATACTCTGTCACTTTGTAACTGTTTGAGTGTTTGAGTGGCTTACTGGTGTGTTTGCTAGTTGATCAACTGCAATCAGAGTCAACAGTGAGATAGCAAAACAAGAGGCTAGAAACTCTCTCATCAGTACAAAAGCGAGGGAGTGATCTCGTTGCCGTTTTGGTCTACACAGCGGTATCCAAGGCCACTGAATGTACCGATATCCTGAGGCAGTAAGGTTTTGGACTTAGCTAAACGAACTAGCAGGATGGCAGTCTGATCAACTGGATAGGCTCTGTGCCTGCCGTAAGAGCTCTCAAGCTTGAAGCGTAGGTCTGTCATTGGAACTGGTGTGAAAGGGAAGGAGCGAACCACAGGAGCATCAGAGATGCGACCCTCTCGGCCCGCTTGAACGCCACCATAGGGCCTGACAGGGTTAAGGCTAGTGGGCTGTTGTAAAGCTTTACAGACTGTCCCACTGCTAGCTAGGCAGCTCTGAGAGGCCCCTAGAAGGCTCTCTGAGGGCTCTCTGAAGCTCTCTAGGTGTCAGAGCACCTGAAGGGCTTTTAAAGGGCTTAGATGTGGCCTTGTGCGCGTGTGCATGTATGCGCATAGACGCATAACAACGCCTGCTTAACACCATCTCATTACCGTTATATGCCCACACAACAGCTTCGGCATACTATTAAGGCCGACTAAAGGCCCTGGAGGGGGGAAGGGGCGGGGCGAAGAGTGCTAACTAGTGCTCAAAAATCTGAAGCAAAACCCTTTCACTTACCTCAAATAAAAAAGAAAGCCTCTTTAAGACCCTCTAAAACCCTTTAAGACCCTCTTTAAGACCCTCTAAAACCCTTTAAGACCCTCTAAAACCCTTTAAGACCCTCTTTAAGACCCTCTAAAACCCTTTAAGACCCTCTAAAACCCTTTAAAACCCTTTTGTAAGCCCCTGTAGCACCCCTCTTGTTACTTCTTAGACCTGTTGTAGCTCTTAGAAGTTACAGAGAGGTTAGAGAGCCTGTTATCACGAGGGTTACCGTTTTTGTGATCTACGTCTTTATCCTTTACGGCATAGCCAGCTTTTACAGCTTTACGTCGAGCTTTGTTTCTACTGCTCCTATTTTCCCGTTGTTCTGGTTTGGAGTGGTAGTTGTCGTATTCCTTACGGTAATTTCTAGCCACGTTTAGAGCCAATTAAGAGCTTTACCAATAGTAGGAAACTCTTTAACAAAAATCTCTTTTGCTTGTTGAGCTATTTGCATATGTTCCAACTGTGTTCCGTTTTGAGACCGTAGATCGATGTAGTGAATCCAGCTTCTAACGCTTCCTGCCATATAGAGCCTTGTTGGTACGGCTAGGGGGAGGACTTCTCTAGCTGTTTCTTTAGCCACACCACTGCTTACCATCTCTCGGTAAATATCTTGAGCTTCTTCAAAGTGCTGACTAATTCGCCTGTAAAACATTTGTGTTTTATCAGTAGTTAAATCATCAATACTGTTTTGTCTGTTGGTTTGATCTTGTCGTCTGAGGTGAGGCAACTGAATAGAGGTAGTTAGTTCTTTGACATCGGCATACCTCTGACTGAACTCTTGAAAACTAAAGCTTCTGTGACGAAGGATCTGTGCTGCTATAGCTCTTGTTGTTTCAATCTGTAACACCATATGAGCCATCTCAAAAGGTGACCAGTGTTTGTGATCAATGAGGTATTGGATAAGACGTTCTGATTTCTGACCTAAGCCTTGGTTAACTGGGTTACTAACCCTTGCCATATAAACAATTAGATCTTCTGCATCTGGTGTCACCGTAATCAGCTTGACACTAGGCATGGCTTTAAGAGCTTTTAAACAGCCCATAGACAGTACCACACTGGCTGTTTAAGAGGCTCTTTAAATGGCAGCAGAAGAAGTCTTCTTAATACCT